TTCCACAACTATCTGCACAAATCCATCGTCATGCGATTGGTTTTGATCGCTTGTTTGACGAGTTAGGCCGTACCTGGGCTAACAGCGCCAAAGCAGAAAACTATCCTCCATACAACATCATTAAAGTTGATGAAAACAACTGGGCTATCCAAGTTGCAGTTGCCGGCTTTGGAGAGGATGAGTTAGACATTGAACGCAAGGACAATGTTTTATACATCAAGGGCGAGCGTAAAGCCAAAGACGAACAAGAGTATATCCACCGTGGTATCAGTGCTCGTACTTTCAATCGCTCATTTACTCTTAATGAAAATGTTGAAGTAAAAGGTGCCACAGTAATTAACGGCATCTTGGCAATCAGTCTTGAGCATATTGTTCCTGAAGAACAAAAGCCCAAAAAGATTGCAATCACTTTTGCTAAGTAATATAGTGTAATACAGTAGGAGCATCCTGCTCCTACTGAAATTTGAATACTACAATGAGTAAAGCCGAAACTATTAACAAACCTAAAATTGCAGTAAAACAAACTATCCAACCTCCAAGTTTGTTTAACGTTATCTATATGAACGATAATGTAACAACCATGGAATTTGTTATAGAAAGCTTGAAAAGTATTTTTCATCATGATGAAAATACTGCATATGAACTAACCAAAAAAATACACGAGGATGGTAGCAGTATAGTAAAAACTCTGCCATACGAAATTGCTGAGCAAAAAGGTGTCGAAGCAACCTTGTTGGCTCGTACAAATGGATTTCCTCTTTCAATTAAACTCGAACCAGCCAATTAATGATATTCAATAAAATTCGTGAGCTTAAGGACAAGGGACTTAAGATTGGGATTACTTTTTCGACTTTTGATTTATTTCACGCCGGACATGTGGCAATGTTGGCTGAGGCTAAGAATCACTGCGATTATCTTATCGCCGGGCTCCAGACAGACCCAACAATTGACCGTCCGGATACAAAAAATAGACCAGTCCAGAGTATTGTGGAAAGACAAATTCAACTGGCAGCATGCCGTTATGTTGATGAAGTTGTTGTTTACCAGACCGAACAAGATCTGATTGACATTATCTTGACTTTACCAATTGATGTGCGTATACTTGGTGTTGAATACGAAGGTAAACCATTTACTGGTGAAGAAGAAGGTTACAATAGAGGTATTGAGTTAGTATTCAACAAACGCGATCATTCTTTTAGTTCAAGCAGTTTACGACGTAGAGTAGCAGCAGCCGAAGCTGATCGAGCCCTAAGGAGTTAGCAATGGATATAATGCTTGACATAGAAACACTAAGTACTCGCCCATGGTCGGTTATTCTTACTTTGGGTGCAGTCAAATTCAGTCCTTGGGAGTCAGATGTTGACACAGAGTCTGGGTTGTACATTCGTCCCGATGTGGATGAACAACTGAATATGAACAGGCATGTTCAAGATGAAACAGTGACCTGGTGGGGCACTCAACCCGACGAAGTCAGAGAAGAAGCTTTAGGCACCAATGGTCGAATCAGCATCAATGAAATGTTGGATCAATTGAATCGCTTCTTGGTTGGAGCAGACAACATTTGGTGCCAAGGTCCGGCATTTGATATTGTAATCTTAGAAGATTTATATAGACAAATGGGACGCCCAACTCCGTGGCAGTTTTGGCAAATCAGAGACAGTCGCACATTGTTTAGTGTACACGGTGATCCAAGAGAAAAAGGTCGTCATGGTGCTCATAACGCTTTAATAGATTGTTATTATCAGGCACGTGCCGTACAACAGATATACAAAGATGCAGGTATCAAAAAACGTACATATGAAAGCGTAACCAAATAATGGACATAATTTTTTCAAGGAAAGTAGCCGAGGAATTGTCGGAAAGATACACAGTCTTAGAGTTAGAACCACACATAGTAGAAGACAAAGTATTAGAAACATTTTGTGTTATTGAAAGCGATAAAATTCCTTTAAACGAAGTTACAATGTTAGAGCACTGGAAAAAACTACATAGAGAATTCGTACAGGCCAACAAAGAAAAAAATGGAAAGTTATGTAATGATCTTGCTGTATATCTAACAGGTAAGTTTGGTGGCGAATTAGATGAATTCTATGATATAGTTCGTAATCGTTATTTAGACCAACAGTAAGCATTTAATTTTTTCTCAAAGCTCCTTAAATAATATAAAAGGAGCTTTTTCTATTAAAAAAATTCTATAACAGCTCCGTAATAAAAAGGTCACGAAAGACCAGGAGCTAAAATGAAAAAAGTATTACTTGCAGTTGTATTATTAACATCATCGACAGTTTATGCTGTTGATCCTATCATTACAGATTCTACATCTCGTAGCGTAACAGAATCTACATCTACTACCACAGTTAAATCTCCACCACCTACAGCAGTAGCACCCGCTATCACAACACTCAACAATGATCTTTGTGCAGTTGCGGCTTCTGGTGCTGTACAGACACAAATTTTTGGTATCTCTGTTGGTAAAACGTTTGTAGATAAAAACTGTGAACGTCTAAAATTATCTAAAACACTATTTGACATGGGCATGAAGGTTGCTGCGGTTGCTGTAATGTGTCAAGACGAGCGGGTGTTTACTGCTATGATGAATGCCGGTACGCCATGTCCAGTTGATGGCAAAATTGGTGAAGCAGCAAGAGAAATATGGGATGCTGATCCAAAGCGGCAACCACAAAATGTAAAGAGCAAGGATTAATGAAACAGGTCCTGGCATTGGTATTGTTAGGTCTTTTGAATTTAGCTAACGCTCAAAGTGTAGAAACAACACCTAACCAAATTACTTCCGGTAATACACATACTTGGACGGGTGTGACCACAGGTACATTACCGTCGACCTACATGCCAGGTGGTCCGCAACCTATATACGATCCGGCCACTAACACTATTAGTTTCAGTTACGGGCAAGCGACAGCGGCACAAACTTTTGCTATTAACCAGGCATTACAAAATGCTGGTGCAGGCATTACTGTACAAGGATACAGTTATTCCTGGGACATTCGTAATATGAATGGTGATAACAGACAACCAACTACTGATACATTGACCGCTACTGTCAATACCTATGCCGCAAATAACACTACTATTCGAAGAACTGATACATGGACTTATAACACTAAAATTGACTGGACTACATTTAGTGGTATTATAAATTACAACAATCCTGGAGCACCAAGTACTTTTGGAAACCTAACTGTTCAGTTCAGTGGTAAAGATGTAGGATTCTGGGCAGGATATTTTGGTCCACAGATTCGTAATGTTAGTATTGGATTGAATTATACCGTTGATCCTTGCTTTAGTAATCCAGCATATTCGCCGACCTGTGCAAATTATAACACGGTAAGTATTAGTGAAAATTTATTATCCGGTATCACTGGACCACAAGCCTATGCTATTAATCAGGCACTATCTTTTGCCGGCGCCGGCGCAACTATACATGGATTCAACTACGGATACAATTATAGCGTTGCCGGAAGATCATGCGCTGTATGGGATTTCCTTGGACTTTGTTTATCTGGGTACAATTATTCCGATGCCGGAGTCAACATTTCTTTAACAAATAGTAGTGGTGCTACCATATATTCAGAAAGCAACACACACAACGGTGGTGACAATGGTACCAGCGGCACATATTCTAAACAGTACAGATTAAGTGCAAGTGTTCCTATGTCTACTCTGGGAACATTTAGCATGAATCCATGGACTTCGGGTTCCGCAAGTATTACCAATATGTATAGTAGTGCAGTATACACAGCAGATCCATGTGTATCTAATCCTTTATCAAGCAATACTTGTTCGGGCTACGCAGCAGCGTATTACAATCAACAATGTAGTTTAAATGCATTGTACGATTCTGGTTGTCCTGGCTATGCTCAGGCGGTGTTCGCACAACAATGCAATATCAATCAATTATCAGATCCTGCTTGTCCAGGGTATGCGGTTGCATATTTAAATTACCAATGCTCGTTGAATTCTCTATACAGCACAACATGTTATGGGTATTCGACTGCATTGAGCCAGTGTAATGTAAATCCATTGGATAATTCAATGTGTCCGGCGTATCAAACTGCAACCACTCAATGTAGTTTAAATCCTTTGTACGGTTCTTATTGTCCTGGATATACCGCAGCACAGAACACCTGCACAACAAATCCGTTGAGCAATTCTTTATGTACAAATTATCAAACTGCAACTACCAGTTGCTCTGCAGATCCTTTATATGGAGCATATTGCCCAGGATATGCTTTTGCTTATTCTTGTAGTCAAGATGGGTTGTATAGCAATCAATGTCCTAACTACGCAGAGGCTTACGCTAAAAAGAATATTTTGAATATTGGATCATCAACCACAACAACGACTAATACAACTTCGTCTACAATTGTGTTAGCACAAGCATCGGATCCTGTTGCACAAGCAGCACCTGTAGTTGCAGATCCGGTAGTTAATAGTGTTGTTACCACAAGAAGTACAGCCGCCACCAGTGAAACAAATCCTGCTGCGGCAGTTAAATTAACTGCACCATCAACAACAACTGCTACCGCTGTACAAGAATCGGCCACTAAAGAAAATAAAAAATCTGAAACTACTACTACCGCTGCTACTTCAAAGGATGGAGTAAGACCTGACAGGCCTACTACTGCCAGAGAAGCTGTTGCAGAACAAAGACGTGAAGCAGCTAAGAAAGAAGCGGTACAAAAAGGTAAAGATTTAGCCAATGAAATGGGCAAGGCAGCAGATATGCAGGCGCAAATGGAAGTGCAAAATGTTGTAATCCAGGCAATGGGATATAGTCCAGGGTTTGATAATTACGGTAGATTTATACTTCCAGACGGGCAAGCATATCGACCATATACCATTTATAACAATCAGCGTACTGTGGATACACCAGCCGGTAGAGGACTGTTTGGTGGTAGCGACAGTGTTCATCAACAAATGATTGATTCACAATATAACTTAGGAAAATAAAATGTCAGACAAAAATAACAACATCGACGAAAAAGTCGAAGAACTCGAAGCTGCTAAGGAAAAATATCTTAGCGAAAATACTGTTATCAGCATTGGTGGATATGCGTTTACTCCGGCCAAATTAATGATAGCGGCCACTATTGTTAGTACCGTATTAGGTGGTCTGTATGGGGCCTTTGAAATATACAAAGACTACATGGACATGAAAGACAAAATAGCCAATTATGTAACACCAGATCTTGGCGAAATTTACAAGAAATTAGAAGTACTTGAAGCAAGCACAAATAAAACAGTAGAATATAGTCAAG